ACAGGGCATCTGTACCCGCCGTAGAGCTGATGACACGTATTGCAGCGTTTAAAAATCGCCATCTTTTTGCGATTCGGCCAGCATTCGTGTGAAGGGATTTCCGTTGTCAGCCTCTTCATCCTTTATTTTGTCGAACTTCAGCGCCTTATAAATCCCCAGTGCCGTTTTGTTAAACTGTTCATACCGCCGCAGATGCGCCTCAACATTAGCCGCATCCATTTTGTCTAAGTTAGCAGTTAATTCCTGAGATATTTCTTCGGCTAAAACAGTAAACCGGCAATATTGCATAATGAGATTTTCATTAACTTTGTTGATCGTGTCGCACCTATGCTGCAGTGTCCAGATGTAGTTATTTAGTTTTTTAATCGCCCTGTTCCGTGCCGTGTTTGTCATTTGATACACACCTGTCTATTAAAATACATCTGCTGAGAAAAATTAAAAAGGACCCGCCGAATTGCGGTCCTGGCCTGTGAAATTCTGGAACATACCCCCATTGTTCACCGATTGAAATATTAAAAAGGTAAACAAAAAGCACATGCCGGGGAGTGACATGCGCTTTTTGCGGAAAGGAGGTTCATCCTTAAATTTCCCTTTACCATAATAACACGTCTTATAGTGAAATATAATGAAATTTAGTGAAATCCTCCTCTAAATTTTTCAAAGCTTGACCGTGCAGCTGATAAATCCTTCGGATTGTATAATTCATGTCCACGGCTATCTGTTCCCACGTCTGAATCAATATGTAATACCGATACAGTACGCATCGGCCGCTCTCGTCATCTACCTTATCAATCAATGCTTTAGCCTGATCTCTCTTGTCAATCAGTTCATCCCATGCGGCATTTACCTTCTCGATCTGTGAGTCCAGCTTGTCAACGATCTCATCAAGAGTAGCTAAATGGTTTGATTGTATTTTATCGCCAAGTTTCGGACTTGAGATGTTATACGCTCTGCGCCTTAGATCTTCTAATTCCTGCTCGTATGCACGCAACAGGCTATCTTGTTCTCTGACCGACCTCAAAAACTCTTTAACCGCCATTTCTCCTCCTGCTCGCTGCTACACATAACGCTACAGTCACAACACCGACGATAGCACCAATCCATGCGCCGATTACGAAAATCAAAATCTCTGTCATTGTTGCCTCCTATACTTATCTACTCTGGCTTTCAAGCTATCCATTACGTACTGCTGCGCCGCATCTTTCATGAGTAACGCCCTAGCCAAATCCTCATCACGAGTACCCTCACAGATCAACTGATGAACAATGACTCTATTTTTTTGACCTTGCCTATGTAATCGCTTATTAGCCTGCTGATATAATTCCAGAGACCAGTTCAATCCAAACCAAACAACATGGTTTCCGCCGTCCTGAAGATTTAAACCATAAGCCGTACTAGCGGGATGGGCCAGTAAAATATCCACCTTGCCCGCGTTCCAATCCAGCTCGTCCGCTGACGTCTGTAATTGACGTACACGTAAATTGGTTTTCTGCAAAGCAGCTATTAACCGATCTAGGTCATGCCGGAAGTTATAAAACACGATCGCATGCTTCCCGTTAAGCTGTTCTATCAACTCCATAAAGGCCTCTATCTTATCGCGGTGGATTTCCTGCCACCCGCCGTCGTCTGTGTACACAGCTCCATTAGCCAGCTGCTGCAGTTTGTTGGAGAGAGCCGCTGCGCTGGTAACATCAAGTACGTGGTCGTCGCCTAAATCTAAAACCATTTTTTTCTCCAGCTCGTTATAGTCTCTTTGTGCTTTGGCGCTAAGGGCTACCGGAACATCGTGATAAACAATTTCCGGCAACTCCAGGTAATCTTCCGACTTCATCGACACACAGATATCGGAAATGGCATCCATAATTGCTTTTTCGGCTCCTTCTTTCGGATCGTATGAGTACACCACTTCGCGGCACCGCCGCCCGGGCTCAAAGTATCGTTCCCGGAAATGCGTAAAATATTTACCCAATCGTTCACCTTGATCCAAAAGATACACCTGACTCCATAAATCTGATAACCCATTTGGGCTAGGAGTGCCCGTCAAGCCCACCAAACGAGTAATATGACTCCTGATGGCTGCCAAGGCCTTAAATCGCTTTGCACGATGGTTTTTGAAGCTACTCATTTCATCGGCTACCACCATGTCAAACGGCCAGTCGTTTTTGTAATAATCTACAAGCCATACCACGTTTTCTCGGTTAACGATATAAATGTCTGCCGGTGTATGTAATGCCCGGATACGTTTAGCCGTGCTGCCGAGTACAGTGGAAATCCTCAAATGGCTTACGTTGTCCCATTTTGCCGCCTCGCGCTGCCACGTTGCCTCAGCTACTTTTTTAGGGGCTATAATCAATACCTTCTTTACCTGAAACCGCCCGTACTTTAATTCGTTAATCGCGGACAACGTGATAATCGTTTTTCCAAGACCCATATCAAGAAATAGCCCGACAGCTGGATCTTGCACAATTCGATTCATGCAATACTGCTGGTACTGATGTGGCACAAAATTCATACTGCGCCTCCGTTTTTTATCATTTTCTTTACGCGAGTTACATAAGTGTCTACGTCTTTCACTCCGTATAGCACTTCAACATGGCACCCCAATGCCCGTAAGTGAGATATGCATATCTTCTGAAGAATGCTAAGCATCCCGGTTTCAGATTTCATTTCTACAAATTCTACGTACCCTCCCGGGAGAATGATAATCCTGTCGGGTACCCCGGCGCTGCCGGGTGATGTAAATTTATAGGCCCTGCCGCCAAGTTTTTTAATCTTGCTAACTAATAACTTTTCGGCATCTCTTTCCGAGTGTTTAACTACTTGCATGATTTACCCTCCTTGCATGAAAATACTTTTTGTATTCGCCTATATTATGTATATAAAATTTTTATTCGCACGCGCGCAGGGGTCAACATTTTATTTTTATTTCTGGCGCGTAAGGTACAATTGCCGTACACCTTGTTCAATACTCCTTGTTTTTCTAAACTCTTCATAACTATGTTCACGTTGTTCACGTTAGTTAGTTTAGATAGATATAGTCGTTTAACTGCCGTGAACTTTAGGCGTGAACAAACTTTTTTAATGTTCACGTTTTAGGTATTCCCTAATGATTAAAACTCTCTTTGGCTTTTCTTAAAATCCTCTTTAGTTCTCAAATAGGCTGTGTTTTATTCTCAATACGGCCTTGATTGTGCACATTGAATGTTCACGACACATTAACGGATTATTAAGGATATTTATTTACTATTCTGAATAAATATCCTTTCAAAGCCTCGCTGTGTTCCACAATAGCTATAACGCCTCCGGGATACATTTCTCTTCCATTCCGGAAGTTGGCATAACACTTGATTGATTTCCCGGGCGTCCGCCCGTTTCATGCTTCGGGGCTCGCCGCCGAGGCACTCGCACCAGATCTCCAGCGCGCAAGTCTTATCTCGCAGCTTTGTGCCAGTGATCCCCGTGGCGTTGCCGGACCAGTACATCCTCCGGGCTGCCAGCGACATGGAATCATATTCTATCGGAATTAACCGGTCTAGAAAGTCCTGAATCAGTCCGTCTTTTGCGCTGTCTTCGCGGTGTCTGTCTTGTTCCTGTTTAGCCATTGCTTCTATAGCTGGATCTTCAAAGTATATCGGTTCATGCTGTTTCCACCGCATCACGGCTTCTGCCCATAGCTGGTCTACTTCATCTGGTAGGTCCTGCCATATGCTTTTCGTTACTGGTTCGACGCCTACGTCAATCGGCCAGAATCGACGGCTTCCGGTAGGATCTTTCAGAAAATCATGGTCATTACATGTGCCGAAAAATACGCCCTTTCGGGGGTATCTCCCCGTGTGCCGGCCGTAGGGCTGCCGGTATACGTCATCACAGCGGGAAAGAAATTGCTTGATTTCGTTGTCCCCAGATTTGCTGTATCCTGTCATTTCTCCGATTTCGTTGATCCATATACCTTGTATAAGTTCCGCTGCTTCTTTCCCGTGAAAACTCTGCAGACTGTCGCTGTGCCAGCCTTTTCCGATTGTCCTCAAAAACGTGGTTTTCCCTATCCCTTGTGGCCCGATAAATACCGGAACGTAGTCATACTTACACCCGGGCGTCATGACACGGGCTACAGCTGCCGTAAAGGACTTTCTGGCCGCCCCGCGGGTGTACGGAGTATCTTTACTGCCTAAGTAGTCATGGAAGGCCGTATCAAGTCGATAAGCACCATCCCAGGACACGCTAAGAAGATAATCCTTGACATCGTTAAACCGTTGCTGCTCTGATACGAGCATAAGGGCTCCGCTGATTTTGTCGCGTCCTGTAATACCATATCTATCTTCCAAGTACCATGCGATCCCCGCGTCGTCCGTGTCTGTCCACTGACGTTTCAGGTCGCTGGTATTCCACGGCAGGCTGTCCAGCGCCAGCCCCCGGGTAGAGAACTCATCGATGGCGATTTTCCCTGCCAGTTCCGGATCGTGGTTTAAAATTCGGATAATGTTGTCCATCGTTTTTTTCGGGCGTCCGGTGTTGTCGTCATATGCCAGTTTCGCCTCTTGCATCCAGTTGACGCCCTCAGCTGGTTTTTGATCACTTTTGCCGGCGTTTGAAGAAAACACATCCGACGCATGAACCGCAGCGGTCATGTTCAGGTCGGTCATGACTGCGCTGTCTTGCATAGCCAGCTTTTTCATCGCCCGATATGACGGGATTTGACTAATTGGCGTATTCTCTTTGACATTATCGTCATTGCTGCCGAACTTATGTATTCGGATAAGATCAAAAGCGTTAACCAGCTGCCCGCTGCAAGGATCTGTAGCATGATGGCTGTACAGGAACTTGTCATCGTCGTACAACACTGCCCCGGCTACGGTTGTTCCGCCGGTATATGTCAATCTGTCGGTATGGTCTGTTTCTGTGTATGCGTTCGGAATATAGGCTTGTATGGCGCCGCGGATATCGTACGTACGGCAAAATGAGCCGACGATTCCCTGTTTCTTTGTCGGGTCTGCCTGCTTAGATAGCAGTATCTTTGCTTTCAGTTCTTTCCCCGGTACCTGCGGCCATGTTCTCACGTCATGCCAGTCCTCGTACTGCCCTAAAATTCCATCAGAACTGACAAATGGCGCGTCAGCATAATCAAATACGTATTCGCTGTCCTTGCTGCATCCGGGCCAGTACATAAGCCGTGATGCTTCAAAGGTCGTCGGATCGCAAAGTTCTATTCCGATCAAGCTGGCCAGTTTCCGTGCGATAGGTTCATACTCATCAGCGGTTACTGTCCTATCCAGCGGTATAATTACCCGGAGTCGTGGACGGTAAGGCGCATGAGACCGTGTAGAATAAATGGCATATCCGATTCCTAAGCTGCTTACCCGGCGGATAACGTTATCCGTTTCTCCGGTTGCGATGTTGTCCAGATCTAATGTAACCAGATCACGACCGGTAATTGCAGATGCTTTACGCTGTGGTCCTTTTAATGCGCCTCCTACAAAACCACCTATATCTTTCAGCGCCCCTTGCTGTGCTTTGCCCATCCGGATATATTCTTCGTATAGCTCGGCTGTTCGCTGCGGCGTGCGTAGCTTTTCGATAAATTCCGACCACATGCACTCTGCCGCTGTCCATTGTTTAGACATGCGGCTGTTTCCGATGCTGAGAGTCAGTTTTCTGTCGTAATGCAAGTACTCCCCCCCCCCTTTCAGTCTTTTGTATAGTACGGGCTTATGAAGCCGTCAGCGTTAAGCAGCAGCCCCGGCGCCCACGGTATCGGTGCACACATAATTCGGTTAATCCTATCTATTTCATCTTCATGAATCTTATCTTTCGGTACTTCGAGTACCACTTCATCATGAATATGCATAAGCGGTTTGTATCCGGCTTTTACGAGTCGGTTGATTGCCAGCGCTAAACAGTCCCGCGCGATTGCTTGTGTGATGTTCTCTACTAGCTTACCGCCATAGGTTGATGTGTGGCTCCACTTGATTCCTGCCTGTACTCGGTAATGTAATGCAGGCTTACCAAATTGATTTTCGTTGATATACGGCTGCGGATAGTATAATTTCCGTCCGCTTGGCAGCTGTATCGTCAAGTAGTCATACCCGTATATGAGATTACATTCTCGCGAAATAAGTATCCCGTGCGGAAGACCTACAGGGCAGGCGTCGGACATGACAGAAAGCGCCGCACCGTCTACGTCATACCAGAGGCCGCAGATGCGCGGATTAGCTCCGCGCCATCGGTGAACAATATCCGGCAGTTCGTCTTCGGTAAGTCCCTGCTTCAGAGCGCCCATTGTAATAAGAGCCGGAGGCCCCCCTTGATAACCCAGCGCTAGTTCTGCCACTTTGCCTTTCTGCCGCAAGTGTCCGTTGATTCCGTGTTTTTCGACGGGCACGCCGAACATACTGGATGCAGAAGCGCAATAGATATCTCCGCCTTTTGCAAAAACATCCTGCCGCCATTTCTCATCAGCGAGCCATGACAGTACGCGCGCCTCGATGGCTGAGAAGTCCGATACGCAGAGCAGGCTCCCCTCCGGAGCGACGAAAGCCGCACGGATCAAATGAGATAAAGAAGTTGATATATGGCCGTACATAAGCTTGACACCGCGGGCATTTCCGTTTTTAACTAATCTGATGGCCGTATCCATAGCCACGGGCACGTCATGCGGTAAATTCTGCACTTGTACCAGCCGCCCTGCCCAACGCCCTGTTCGGTTAGCCCCGTAGAACTGCAGCACGCCGCGGATACGTCCGTCAGCGCACACAGCATTCTTCATAGATTCATATTTAGAAATACTGCTTTTTGCTAAAGCCCGTCGGATATGCAGTACTTCGGCCACTTGATCCTCTGCAATCTGCAGGCTCTCGGCCACGGTTTCTTTTGTAAGTTTTTCCAATTTCAGGTCGGAGTTATCGTTAATCCACGTGAGTAGCTGATTGCGACTGTTCGGATTGGTAAGTCCGGTTATTTGTATGGCTTTTTCCACGAGTTCTGTCTTATGTTGATCGTCGATGGCCAGAGCTCCTCGAACTAGATCCATGTCAAGCTGAATGCCTCGTCGATTTAGTTCGTAATCGATGACCCAGTCATCCTGTACCCAGCCCGGTACGGGGTAGGCAGATAGCCGCCGGTAATCTTCCATTTCGGTAACTACATCCTGCGCGTTGTATTCTTTGAATAAATGCCACTTATCTATATCGTGTTTCGGTAAGTTGCGGGTTCGCCCCCCATTTCGTTTTGTCGGTTTACAAGGTACGCAGAAATAACGGATAAGTGCTTTGCCGGTGGATAATTTCCGTTTGTCCTCGGGAATACCTAACGCAGCACCTAAGAAAGCCAGCCCCGCCGGATAGCCAAGATATAAACCGTGAAGCATTGTACAGCGCCACTGCTCCGGGGGAGTAGCATATCCGTAGCGGTTGAGCCCTGTGATTTCAAATGACGCGTTATATGCGTGCTTGATAACCTCGGGATTATTCAGATCGGATATAACAGAGTCTGGGATTTTCTCTCCTTGTGCCAGATCCACAACATAGACATCTCCGAAGTCGTATGCGTAGGCAAATAGCAGTAACTCAAAGACTGGAGATTCACAATATTTAAACAGACCAGATTTTTTAATATCTACGTCTGAAAAAGTTTCAATGTCTATACTAAGGTGTTTCATAATGAGCCTTTCAGATAATAATGAAAGAGGCCCGGTTAAGGGCCTCCACTATTTACATCGGCTGCCCGGTTAATGGATTCACTTTCTGTACGGCGGCAGGCTGCGCAGCAAATACAGATTTAGCAGTCGGCGCCTGTCCGCCTAAAGGTTCGCCGTCGGCAACTTTCTGCACAGGGCCGAGCCCACAGCCGATGCCTTTTTTACCTTGAAAGTTATACGGGAAGAAATTAACGGAGATATTAGCGTAGATACCACTGTAGATCTGTATCGGTGAAATAATCGGATTTAAATTGGCGTCTACTACCTCTACGGGCTTATCGGCGGCACTTGACGCAGTGAATACCCAATGGCCTTTACATTCAGGGCCGTATTCGGCGCCATTTTGGGTAAGTCCATCTCCGTCATGTACTGGGGTGGCGACGATAGCCGGGGCTACGCCGTTCCATTTACCGGTAATTCCGTTTGCTTTAGCGGCTTCGATAGCACGGTCAATTTCCGCCTTTGCCGCAATGTCCGTTTTCGGTACGAGAATTGTCGTTTGGTACTTCGCCTCGGCGCCGGGTATCCGTGCATAGGCTTTTAAAATGTGTACATAGCTGAGTCTGACATTTCTTAATACGATGTTTGTGTTTTCCATGATTAGTTACCTCCTACAGGTTTAAATATATCTTTTGCAGATACCACATTGCTGATTGCTTCTCGTTTGTCTGATTCCGGTGCCAGTGTCGGCTTTCCGGGGTTTTTAATTACATACTTACTGAGTAGAGTTTCGAATACTTTTTTGCCTACGATTTTTTCTGTCTGTGCCAAAGTAGCCGGTACACGACTGTACAGCAGGGACTCATCAATCCCATTGTCCGTGAGGACTTTAAACGCCTCATCGGTACTCGTGAATACGCGGCTGCCGCGGCCTTCTACGGCTTTCCAGCCCGGTACTGTTTTACCAGAAAGGCAGCTGGAGAGCGCGTATGCCTGCAGATCTTCCGCCCATTTTTTGAGCGCCCCGGCTTTCTTGAGGTATTCCCCCAGCTCCGCCATCGTGATTAGCGCGGGATTGGCATTTGCTTTCGCAGTTTCTGTTAAAGCGGCGTAATATTCGGACCGTGCTTTGCATTGAGCCCTTGCCCGGCAGAAACGGCAGTGTTCGCCCGGATGAAATTCCCCTGGCCCCTCAAATGCCTCTTTTGCTTTCGGTTTTACGACGGAGTTACCCCAGTCTGTAAGCGCAGCTCGTGAGAATGTATCTGTTCCTAAGATTTTCAGCCGCGGCTGTACGATGTGAATGTGGATTGTTTTAAACTGATACAGCAGCCCGTATTCGGATAGAGCTCCCAGAGCGTATAGCTTCAGCTGCGGGTTGTCTTTGGCGTCTACCGGTACGCCTTTACCGTATTTAAAATCCACAACATGCAAGGCGTCTGGTGTCATGATTAGGCAGTCGGCAGTGCCGAAGCCTTTCGGAACGAACTGGCTGAAATCAACTTTTTTCTCAGCTACTACGTAGGGCTTTGTGTCATAAGCCAGCATGATCTGCTTAATGCAGTCCAGATATTCCTCCGTATAGCCATCCATTTCTTTTTGATACAGAGGATCTTTTTTCAGTTTATTCATCCGCCGGGTAAATGTGGCGGGGCTCATCGGCTCGATAGCATACCGCCGTAATTTCAGTTCGGCGATCGAGTGTGCCAGCGTTCCCTCGCGGGCGAATTCGCTAGTTGTGTCGGGGAACTCTGCCTCCAGCCTTGCTGATGCTGTGCACACGAGCCACTTATGCGCTCCTGAGGCGCTTAATAAGGCGTGCTGTGTCATAACTTAGCCCCCATCGCGCGGAGCTTAGCTGCCAATTCGCCGTACTTTTCCTGTGGAATTTCCATCATGGAAGCTACTCCGAACTCTTGTATAATTTGTGTCAGTTCCGGTACTTTCCCGGCGTCCATCAGCGGTCCGCAGGCTGCAAGAATTTCGGCCTGTGTGTATTCTTTAGCCGGAGCTACCGGGACAGTGGGGGGTTGTACCGGAACAGTTGGGGGTTGTACCGGAACAGCGGGAGATTTAGCCACCTTAGGTGCCGAATCAGGTATTTTAACCTTGCTGATCTGCGGTGCCACAGTACATGCAAGAGTTACTTTTTCCGGTGTAACTTCTACGGTGCTCCCTTTTGGTGTTACCGAGTTTTTCAAAAACACCTGCATTTCGCTAAGTACTTCGGCGGCGGATCCTTCAAATGTTACTGTCATCATGATTTTCCTCTTTCTGGCAGTTAAGCACTGCCTGCTTAAAATAAGATTCTTTTAATTCAAAGCCCATAGTCCGGCGCCCCATCTGTAAAGCTACGATGGGAACACTGCCGATACCGGCAAACGGGTCTAAAACGATGTCGTTCGGATTCGTCCAGAGTTCCAGACATCGGGCTATTAAATCCAGCTGTAGCGGACAGATATGCCGTTCATCTTTTTCATCTCTGGCGGCGGTTCGGTTTAGCGTGTTGCTCTGCCGGATATCCATCCATACTGGTGACGCATACCGCCGCCATACTTGATGGCTATAAACGGGTTCGGTGTTATACTTTTCTTTTTTAGCTACTAGATCTGCGTCTGGTTCTGGCCTTACACCTTTTATACCTTTCGGTTCATCTTCACCGTAAAAGCGGCTAAGCCCGGCTTCGTGGCTGACTGGTTCCGGATTGTCCCCCGGTAACCGGAAAGTCAATACATAATCCGGCAGTCCCATTCGGCACATCGTGGAGTCTTTACACAGCTGTTTATGCATAAGCCCCAGTGCTTTTGTCCGGGTAGCCTCTACTAATGGGTCTTTCCAGACGACGACGCGGCTATGGTAGATAAAGCCTGCATTTTCAAATTCCCGAATTAGCTCTCCGGGAAAATCCTTAAGCCCGATAACGCCGTCCCTGCTTTTCATTTTCGGGATGTCCATACAGTGTACGGAGACCAGCCGCCCCGGCATAATGACCCGTGCCAGTTCTTTTACTAGAAAAAGAAAATGCTGGTAGAACTGGTCATCTCCGGTGCTGTTGCCCATGTCACGGTCGCTGTTGCTATACGTGTATAGGCTGCTGAACGGCGGAGAGAACATTGCATAATGTATGCAGTGATCCGGCAACCCCCTAAGGATTTCTATCGAGTCGCCATTGTACAGGGATACTCTGTTTGAAACATATTGATCAATCACTTTCAAATGCTATGCCACCTCCATTTCTGCCCATTTTGGTAGAACCATATCAACGCTGGGCTCGTATTTTGCCATAACGCGGCAGGTTGCGTTCAGTTCTTCCTTGACCGCTTGCTTTGTCAGTGCGATCATGGCGTCTCGCATTTTACGGCTGGCCGCCTCTTTGCGTTCGATGTTCTCTTTCACGCATCCTTCTTTTGCCGATATGATGATGTACACGTCCACCACTTTCTTTTGCCCAAATCGCCAGCATCGTCTTACCGCTTGATAAAACTGTTCATAACTATCTGACAGTCCTACAAAAATGATGTTGTGGCAGTTCTGCCAATTCATCCCGAAGCCTGCGATGCTCGGTTTCGTGATCAGGCACTTCAGCAGCCCCACGGAAAAGCCTGTCATAGCGTTTACTTTATGGGTAGCTTTGTCAGCGCCTTTTACTTCCTGTGACAGATTGCATACCCGGTGAAGTTCTTCAGATTCCGCGTTGAGATCACACCATACGAGCCACTGCCCCGTGCTGTTATTGACCAGTTCCGCTGCCCCCTGGCGGCGGGGTTGCCGGGGTCATGTGCCCCCCCGCCCGCCGACACCCGGAGGTCCTACCGCTGATGAGTACCGCAAGCACCTTCCGCGCCTCCGGCCCCGCCACGGACGAGCTGTCCGCCGGCGCCGAGCAGTTCACCGTCAGCGGCGGAGACCGGGGCGTCCGCGGCCCCCCGCACGCCGCGCGCCAA